TGATATCTGTTGAAATCTGGCAAGCGCGTACAGCCACTCTCTCAGGCAGTAACGCTGTAGATTTCCAGCCAAGCCCTTACCGAATGAGCGCACAGCTTCTCGCTAAGGTGCGAGGATTGATCGCGCATTGCTTATCACCTAACTCGATGGTGGGCTGATGCCTGTTGCCATCACTACACTTCGCACTACTTTAGCAACGGCTTTAGTCGATAACGCTAAGTGGCAGACTTTTGCATTCCCGCCCAGCGTAGTTCTAGCGAACAGTGTAATCGTAAGTCCAGATTCAGAATATATCGTTCCTAGCAATAATCAGCACATCACTATAAGTCCGATGGCTAACTTTAAGATCATCATGACTGTTCCATTATTTGACAATGAGGGAAATCTTAACGGCATAGAAGATACTGTTTGTAGCGTGTTCGCAAAGCTCGCAGCATCATCTTTGACCTATAATGTAAGCGCGATAAGCGCGCCAAGTATTCTCAACGCTGCTTCGGGTGACCTACTCAGCTGCGAGATGTCCGTATCAATCCTAACGAGTTGGAGCTAAACATGTCCGAGTGGGAACAAGAAAACGCTGACTTCCTGAAGAAAATCGGGCAAGTAAGCACACCAGCACCAAAGCCAGTAACTACTAAGAAAGACGAGGAATAATCTCATGGCTGTATTTCTAAACAACAAGGTCGGCGTGAAGATTAACACTGTCGATCTTTCAGACCACGTTACAAGCATTACTCTTAACCGCACATTCGATGAGCTAGAAGTTACAGCTATGGGCGATTCTTCACACAAGTTCGTAAAAGGCTTGGAAGCATCATCTGTAACAATCGACTTCCTAAATGACACAGCATCAGCAAATGTATTGGCAACACTACAGGCAGCATGGGGAACCACAGTCACATGTGTATTCCTACAGGAAAAGGGAACAGCAGTCTCAGCGACTAACCCTCTATACACTGTTTCATTGCTAGTAAACAACACAACAGACATCAATGGTGCTGTTGGTGACATTGGCACACAGTCAATCACATTCACTGCTAACTCAACAGTTGCAGTAGCCACAACTGGCACATTCTAAACAAACTATAAAGGGGCAAACTCATGGCAAAACTAAAGATAGTTCGTACAGATGGAAGCGTATTGGAAGGCGAGATCACTCCAGCCGTGGAGTACTCATTCGAGCAGTACGCTAAAAAGGGCTTCCACAAGGCGTTCCGCGATGAAGAAAAGCAGAGCGATGTCTATTGGTTAGCATGGGAAGTAACACGCAGGTCAGGTGAAACTGTTAAGCCTTTCGGTATGGATTTCATCGAGACACTTAAAAGTGTTGAGGTGCTTGATTCAGACCCTTTAGCTTAAAGCGCGATCTTCCATTCACCTATCTAATTGCTAGGCTAAGCATTAGATTGGGAATCGCGCCACAGCAGTTATTAGATCTAGATAAGACCATGCTCGATGCATTAGTGCAAGGGCTTAAGGATGAAGCGAAAGAGGTGCGCGATGCCAACAGAGGTAAAAGGCGCCATTGAACTTCGCAAAGCCCTTAGAGAGTTTACTCCTGATCTTGCTAAGGAAACTCAGAAAGAGATCGCAGCAATCCTTAAGCCTATTACTGCAAAGGCTCGCGGATTCATTCCATCCAGCACACCTTTAAGCGGATGGGCTAAAAGCGGTAACGGCACTTGGGGTAATCGAACTTGGTCATCATCTGAAGCTAAGCGCGGCGTTGGCTATAAGACTGCGCCATCAAAGCCTAATCGTTCGGGTTTTCGTGCATTGGCTCGTATCGTGAATGCTTCACCTTCTGGATCTATCTATGAAACTGCTGGTCGATTAAATCCACAAGGCAGACCTCAAGCTCCATTGGCTGAAGTAGTTGCGCCCGGCAATTCTAATTTTGGAAAGATGATTCGTTCAGGATCTAAAGGCGAATCTGTTAGTAATAACCCTAACGCTGGTCAGCAGTTTATTGATGCTATGAGTCGCACATCACCTATTGTTAATGCTTATCAAAGACAAGAAGGACAAAGGGGTCGCGCTTCTCGTAAAATGAAGGGTCGCGCAATCTTTCGTGCATGGGCTGAGGATCAGGGCAAGGCTAACGCGGCAGTTATCAAAGCGATCGAAGATTCTAAAATTAAATTTGAGCAGAGAGTGAAGGGCAAGTAATGGCAGCAGATGTAAAGATTGATATTGCCGCCGAGTTCACTGGCAAGAAAGCATTTAGACAAGCTGAGACAGCAACAGACAAGATGTCTAAAAATGTCAAGAAATTAGCAGGAACATTAGGTTTAGCTTTTGGGGGTCAGGCAATTCTGTCTTACGGCAAAAAAGCAATTAAGGCAGCAGCAGAAGATGAAAAGGCACAGAAGCAACTTGCATTAGCTCTAAAGAATGTCGGGCTTGAGCGAGATGCTGCAAGCACAGAAGCCTACATTCAGAACCTACAAAGTGAGTTTGGCATACTTGATGACAAGCTGCGCCCTGCCTATCAGACTCTTGCTATAGCAACTCAGGACACAGCAGAGTCTCAGAGACTTCTTAATCTTTCATTAGATATTGCCGCATCGACTGGCAAAGATTTAGGCTCAGTCACATCCGCATTGAGTCGTGCATACCTAGGGAATAACACTGCGCTATCTAAACTAGGTGTAGGCATCTCTAAGGCAGATCTTAAAGCTAAGTCTTTTCAAGATATTACAAATGAATTACAGGAAACATTCGCAGGATCAGCACAATCTGCTGCTAATACCTTTCAGGGTTCAATCGATAAATTAGGTGTTGCTGCTGCTAATGCTTCAGAGATTATCGGTACAGGTTTAATTGATGCACTTAAAAACTTAGGTGATCAAGATTCAGTAGATAATCTAGCAAAGTCAATGCAAGATGCCGCTACTTACACAGCAGATGTTATCCGTGGTATTGGTGTGTTAGTTGAAAAACTTAAAGGATTGCCGGGGGTAGGTTCGCTAGATATTGGAATGATTCCGATTCTTGGTACTTATCTTGAAATGCTTAATGCAGCAGGTAAAGCATCTCAAGGTGGCAATGGAATCAATGCTCAAGGCTTAACTCACCTTGCAGAACTTCAATCAAGATATACGAGTGAGATACTCAAAGATAAGAAGAAGATTACTCAAGAAGAAAACAAAGCACTAAAGGCAGCTCGCCTGAAGGCCGCACTCGACAAAGCTAATCTTGCCCTTAGTAAGGGTGAAGAAATCTTTGACATGGACAAGATCCAAAATGCAGCAGCTCTTGCTAACCAAGCAGAACAATTAGGTAAGGCAACTAATGGCTCACAAATACTTCAGATTGCTAACGATACTGCTCGCCTAAATGTTAAGAAGTCAATTCTTGCGCTTGAGGATGCTATGGCTTCTAAGGATGAAGCGGCTATTAAAGCTGCAACAGCTAAACTCAATGCAGACCTTGGAATCCTTGCTGCTATGACTGGACAAGATGCCCAACTCACCACCATTAAATCAATCCTTGACAGCCTAAAGCCTAAGGATCTAATTAACTTAGATAACCTGAGAGAAGCATTAAATTTATTAAAGCAGATCGCTCTTGGTGGCACTTCAACTGGATCATCCTTAGCCGCTCCTTCAATGCCTAAGAGCCTGCAACCTAGACCAATGGGATCAGGCTATCTAACAAAGCCTAGAGCTTTTACTAATGAAGAACTCCAATACTTTGAGGATGCTAGTCAGTATCAATTCGGTGGCATGCTACCTGCTGCATCTACATCTGGTAGCACTCCAGTTAATATCACCGTGAATACAGGCGTGGGAGATCCTAACGCTATCGCTGAGGCTATTGATCAAGTCCTCACAGATGCATTCCAACGTGGCACTCTGAGAGGTACATTCGTAACCCCATGACATGGCTCCCAGAATGGCGCGTGACAGTTGGTGATGATGTTTATACGACTGTCACTTCTGTCTCTTTCGCATCTGGTCGTTTAGACATTGACCGACAAGCAACCGCAGGTTATTGCCAAGTACAAATCATCAATGCAACCAATGCACCCTTTACCATCAATGTCACAGAGCCAATTACTTTAGAGCTTAAAAACAGCGGTGGCACTTATGTCACTGTATTTGGTGGCGAGGTATCAGACTTTAATATCGGTGTGCGTAGCCCTGAGGAAGCTGGTTACATAACTACAGGCACTATCTTAGGAATTGGCTCACTGGCCAAACTAACTAAGGTTGTCTATAACACAGCACTAGCAGAAGGTTTAGACGGCGCACAGATTGCAGCCATTCTAGGATCAGCCCTGAATCTGACATGGGCAGAGGTCACACCTACTGTCACATGGGATACCTACCCAGCAACACAGACTTGGGAAACTGCTGAGTCTTACATAGGGACTATTGACTCAGGCTTCTACACGATGATTGCACTTGCAGCTAATGCTTCTGCTAAATCTCAGACACTTGCAGACCAGATTGCTACTAGCGCACTCGGAGCCGTTTTCGAGGAAAAGGATGGGGATGTCTCATATTCCGATGCAGACCACAGATCTAACTATCTTGCAGCAAACGGCTTTACTAACATCGATGGCGCGTATGCAACACCATCCTCTATCACCGCAACAACTCAGATTGCTCGCATCCGTAACAGCCTTATCTATCGCTACTCCACAGGATACGCCAGCACCTACAGCACCTCAGATAGCGACTCCATAGCCTCGTACGGCCTCTTTGAGCGTTCATTCGACTCTAACATTAAGAACCTTGCAGACATTACTGACATCGCCTCTAGAGAGCTTTTACTGCGTAAAAATCCACGCGGTTCACTAGGGGCGATTACCTTTCGTCTAGATAATCCAGACATGCCGAGTGCGATGCTTGACAGTCTTATCGGGGTCTTTTTTGGTCAGCCTATGCTTATTAGCAACTTGCCTTCTAACTTGCTTGATGGTCAGTTTGACGGCTTTGTAGAGAATGTCGCATTACGGGCAACCCCTAGCTTTGTGGAGATTACCCTCTACATATCAGCAACAGACTTCTCACTATCTACTACACAATGGGAAACAGTATTGCCAGCCTCACTCATGTGGACAGGCGTAAATGGTACACTTACTTGGACTAACGCGATCGGAGCACTAACCTAATGGCACTATCACCGAACTATGGATGGGCTGAGCCAGATAACTCTAGCCTTGTAAAAAATGGCGCACAGGACATCCGCGCATTAGGCGATGCTATTGACACATCTGTCTGGAATATCGGCTATGGTCAAGCGGGAAAGAACAAAATTATCAATGGTGATTTTAGAATCAATCAAAGAAATCTAACGACAACTAGCACAGATGGTGCCTATGGTTTTGATCGTTTTTATTGGTCAGGTATTGATGGCACCAATTCTTATTCTGCTCAAACCTTTACTCCTGGTGCTGCTCCCGTTGCTGGTTATGAAGCAATTAACTTTGCAAGATTGGTAAGCAGCGGACAAACACTTTCAAGCGCACAAACAACTCTAAGACAAA